AGCCGTAGTTGCGTGAGCAAAATCACCAGTAGCATCATCATCAAGGGCGTAATAGGGATAGTATGTGCCACCTGCCGTCATAGAAACCTGTATCGTAGTAGTCCCAGAAGCACCCAGTGTAGGAACTAAAACAAGTAGCTTCTTATAAGGTATCCCAAGATTCACCTCTTCGGATGTTGTAGAACTGGTTAGTGTGGCTGAAAACCAATCACTAAATTCACTACTCTTTGTATTATAAGACATTATTCCCCTCCATCTTTTTTAGCCCTATCTTTAGCAGAAACATATAGGGGTGGTTTTACCACATTCCCCATAAGTTTCTGTTGAAATTCTCTATCTTCACGCCTCTCTTCTGTCTTCTTCACTTCTTCTGCGTCTTTCTTGGCTTGTTCAATGATCCCCCATTCCACCTTGTGCCGAGATTTCATGTGGCGCATAACGTGGAACGGAGCCGTGATATTAGATTTCATGCAAATTGGTAAGCCTAGCGTATCGTAGTATTTCCTATTTGGGCCATCAGGATGCAATGGACACTTAAGTTTTCCTCTTACTGGTTCAAAGTCTGGCTTTACATCAGTAAAAACAGATAAGCCATCTGCCCTCTTTTTTCTTAGTGCCTGGGGAAGCATAGTTACAAGAATCTCACTACGTTCACCTGTCTTGGTGTCGTAGATAAAGACTCGCCCCCTATCCCTCTCCGTTGGCGTTCCTGTGAGTTCCTGCGCCGTTCCAGGAGCAATTGGTGTACCTGCTATACTTACTTGTGATTCATCCATTATTGACTGTCCTCCATTATTTATTTTAATAAGTTCCCGTTGGTCAATATTTTTCTCGTATATTGTTGTCCTGAGCCAATTCTTTTTTGTCCCAGTAAAAACCCTTATCGTATATTTGGTCTGCTATTTTCCTTAATTCACCTACATTATGGACTATTACACCCCCTTTATCTTCCTTGTATCCCCCAGGGATTATGAACCCATCAATTTTTGTATATTTTGATAACCCCAAATCTTCTACGAATTCCACCTCTTTGTCATTCCGAATAATTGTATATACTCGGTATCTGTTGAATCCCCTTGAATCTGGTGACATCTCAGAAGTTTCCCTTAAGCCAAGACAGGGTTCGTGGTCTAAGATAACATTAGTCCCTACTAGCATCTTCTCTCCTTTATCTAGCAGGGGGGGGTAGCCCCCCCCTATCTATTATGCTGTGGTTGTGCTATGTCCGATAGAATAGACGTGTCCAGTTGTTGCGCTATCTATCCTGCAAAGAAACTGCCGTGTTTCTTTGGTGATAATAGTTACAATTCCTTCCATTGTCCATTGCGTAGAAGCATCTGTAGTAAGTGTCGCTGTTTGGTCGCCAGTATTCTTGAAGATTAATATAAAAGAAGTTCCTGCTACATATCCAGAGATAAGAGCTACTACGGCTGCTACGGTTGGCATAGTGGGTGCTGACCCACCCGCAGTTGTAGCATCTAGTATAAAACCGCTAAGTAACTCCGCAGCAGTAAGAGTCCACGCCCCTGCCCCCGAAGTCTTAGCAGTAACCGTAATTTTCGGCAAAGCAATTATACCCTGTACAACAGGCTTGGCACTTGCTACTGTAAGACCCAAACTATGAACATCTTGCGCTGAGAAAGTATAAGGTTCTGTAAAAGTTGTAGTAACATTGCCAGTTACGGTAGTTGTAGTGAAGTCCATAACATTGACACCATCTACCATAATTGCTAGTTTACTATTGGCTTTATCATAATTAAAGCCACGTTTCATTGCACCTGTGTTTCTTGCCATTTCTTTCTCCTAAAATGCAGAAAGGTCTGCACCTGAATTTTAGTGGCGGTTTTAAGGCTCCGCCAACCTATAGTTTATACTGTCCAGTCTCGGTTTGCCTTGACCATAAGATAGTCAACATACATCAGTTCACTGGTTGTCCCCGTGGTTCCCAGCCCACACACAACAGCTAAATCAGCAGTTGTAGAGCAAGCACCAGCGAGGGTCTTTTTCAGCACATTGTCAACAAACCATGTTGCAGTTCCATCAGGGTCTACTTCCAGTCTAAGTACCTGCCACTCACCTGCAACGATGTCAGTATCCAAGTCTAGTTCTGTAGTATCCGTTACTGCCGATGCAGTTCCACCCTTGTAGACTGCGTGCCAATCCTGGTCGTCAGTCAACTCATCGCTGAAATAGAACCCACAAATGTATGTCGCTGTGTTCTCAATCGTAGTTCCAGTCTCGGTTGAGATAATGGAATCCTCAATACTCCCACCATCAGTATTCGCATTGGTTAATCCAATAAATACATTCTTGGTATCACAGTCAGCAAATTGCACTCTAGCCTCAATGATTATCGGAGCCATCTTTCCAACATCTAAACACAAGGCAGTCGCAAGTGCCGTAGTATCCTTTGCTGTAGCACTAGTTTGCAGTACCCCCACTCCATTAAGGGGGGCCACTGATTCGTCAACAATAACACCACCATCAGTACCAGAAATACCAGCCCCAATAACTCTGAAGGGGCCTATCGCACCTGAAGCTGCTGTGTTAAGAATAATCCATTCAGGGCCGCAGAAGTCGTAGGTTAAGTCAATTAATCCCCATTCGCTTTGTATAGTAGTCATGACTTTATACCGTCCAGTCTCTATTAGCCTTAACGAACAGATAGTCTATATAGCAAGACTCCGCACCACCGCCATGGTCTCCAAGTAAGGCTACAACAGCTAAATCTTCCGTAGTTGAGGCAGCACCAGCTACAGTCCGTAGCCATTTGCCATCAATAAACCAACGAGTAGTTCCATCTTTATCTATCTCAAACCTCAATATTTGCCAATCACCGTTTACGATGAGGTTAGAAGGAAAGTCAACATCCACACCCAGCGTAGGTGCTGTCGCAGTACCGCCCTTATAAACACCATGCCAAGAGGTTGCGTAACTGGTTGCCTCAGCGTCAAAGTAGAATCCAACAAAATCATCCGCCCCGATAGTAAAAGTATTAGTAGAGATGGAGATTATATCATCCTCAACAGACACAGCATCAGCATTTTCGTTGGTTAGCCCAAAGACAAAACCTTTGGTAAGAACGTCAGCGAATTGCACTCTGCACTCCGCTACTAATGTACTCATCTTGCCAATATCAAAACATAATGCTGTTCCTAACCCAGTAGCATGATTGTCGTCCCCAGATGTTGTTAGAATCCCCACTCCATTTAGTGGGACAGTTGCTTCATCAACTGTGATACCAGCATCAGTCTCAGCGATGCCATCACCGATTACCCTAAAGTCACCGATTGCCCCTGATGCAGCCGTGTTAGCTACAATCCATTCAGGGCCAGTGAAATCTTCCTTTAAGACTATTTTACCCATTTCACTTTGTATAGTCGCCATTTAATTCTCCTCGAGGAGCTTTAGCTCCCTTTCCAATTTTCGTATCCGCTCAATATAAGGAGCGGTTATTTGACCAATATGGTCGGGGTAGCGTGGAACACAGGCAAGGTTCTCTGAACGGTTGTCACCTTTGTTTCCATTCAGATTATGGATAACACATCCTTTAGGGATAAGCCCGTGTTCCTCTACCCAAGTTTCACGCCGAGTATTCATTAGCTTGTTGATTCAGCAGCGTCACTGTAGATTTCAAACAACCAGTTTCCTGCGCTGCGTTCACCATAGGCGTACTCATCGTACAGATACAGCACTTCAGCGCCACCGCCAATATCCCACCTGCGGTCATGTCCTACCTTGGGTTTCATTCCCTGTACAAGAACGATAGCTTGCTTAGAGAAGACTCCACCCTTAGCGTCATCACTGGTATCAATACCAATATTGCCAACCTCAAAGACTTGGGCTCCCGAAACCTTACCTTTGAATCCATCGGTAAAGACTCTAGCAGTCAGTCCATCTGTAAGATTGTATGTTCCAACTCCAGCCACCAGTTCGTCCTGTAGGTCTTTTATCTGATAACCGTGAAGGGCTGCAAAGATAGGCTCTGGGCCAGGCTCGGTTGTATTACTGGTTATGCGTGAAACAGCCGCCGAGATATGACCAGTGGTTAAGGTAGCACCAGCACCGCACAAAGATGTAGTAGCACTATCAAGAACAGTGATTCCATCTTGGTCTTTGAGTAGCTGGATTGCGTGCTGAGATGCCATCCCATATTTCGCCAAAGTCTTTTTGCTGATACGAGCCTTCATCCTGTCAGTTACAACAGTGTGAAGTCCAACCATTGTCGGGGTAATGCTTATTTTCGTGTCAGAATATTGCTGAGGGTTGTTAAGAACCGTAGTTTCCGTGATTCTCTGAGCAACCACTCTCGGAATGAGAACCTCATCCCACGTTAGACCAGAATTCAATTCAAGGGTAACATTATCGCACAATTGCGACATTTTCCCTTCGTAGTCTCTGATAACTCTCGCTGCATCTACAACTGTATCTAGACTATCAGCAAGGGAACCAGTTTCAGTATTTCCTACTGTCATTTTAAGCTCCTTTTATAAATTTATCTAGTGCTTGCTTAGCCTCCAAGGGATTCTTGGTTTGACCAAGCACACTTCCAAGACCTCCTGCCTTGTATTGATTTCCGCTTGGAGCAACAGTATCTATAGAGTCAAAACCTTCATCTTTTCGTAGCTGTGCGAACCTATCATCCATTTGCTTCTCCATCTTCCCCTCCCAGGTTTTCTTATCCTCGTCAACTATCTTGGCGATAGATGAAAACAATCTTTGCGTTGCGGCAATAGAATCGTCTGCATCTTTACCGTAATCTATCCTCGTGTCCTTTGGGTCAATTCCAAACTGTTCTGCTGTATCTTCCATTTTGTCAAAGAAATCCTGTTTTACCCTTTCGTCACTTTCACGGGCATCCCTGTTCTGATATTCTCTGAGTTTTGCGGTAGCGGCGGCGGCATCAATTTGTTTTGATAGTTGAGGATTGCTTGCAGCTATGTTCTTGAAGGCTGCTATCTGCGATTCTGCGGCTTCTGCCCTTATCCTTGTTTGCTTCGCCTCTGAGCGTAGGGCTTTCCCTTGTTTCTCGTTGATACTTTGCCAATGTTTATCCTTTTTATCTATCATTGCCTCAATTTCAGCGAGTGTTGGGGTTTTTTCCTCAGAGGGAGTTGGGTTCTCTTGCGTAGAAGTCTCATCTACTTGGGGAGATGCTGTAACCTCAGCAGCACCTTCGGCTGGAACGATTTGGTCGCTCTCCATTTTCTTCCTCCTTAATATATTAGGATACTCCTGAAGATTGGAACATCCTTCTATTTTGCACTAACCAGCGTTGCTTCTCCTGTTCAATTCTCCCCATTGCTCTTACCAACCCTGGGTACTGCCTAAGTAGACGTTTGGATTCATATTTGCCTAATTTATTAGCTTGTTTGGCTATATCCCTATATTGAGGAGGCATAGTCCCCCATATCTCATCTTCTATTTTATTGTAAGCTATAGATTTAGCTTGATTCGCTTTCTGTTCTGGGGTTAGTGATTTTTCTTTATAGACAAACACATCTCCCCAATCTTTGTCGCCAGCATTTATCTGCTTGAATTGTTTGAGGATGAGGACGAAATTGGTGGGGTCTAGTTCCTTGAGGTTTTGCTTCACCTGGTTTGTATCGCCAGACAAAGCTCCACCAGCCATTCCAATTATAGCCCCAGGGATAGTTAAACCAGGGACTCCTTCTTGAGTAAGACTCGCTATTGAAGCAAGAGATGTTTGTCCTGTATAATAAGGAGCCTTAAAACCAGTTTCAGATTGAACCCCAATTGCAGCAGCAGTCAGAGCTAAATATCCCATTGCCTGTCTATTAGCCAAGAACCTACCCTCACCAGTTGCAATCTTCATCCCAGTCTTGGCAGCATAGTCCTTGAAAACTCTGGAACCCTGTCCCCTTGCCCACTGGTTTGATAATTCCATAAAGTTCAATGGCCAAGTCGTGAAGGGGGTTAATACCTTACCTATAGAAGATTGTGCAGCCAAACTACTACCCATTTTTCCATAAAGGTATTGGGTCTTAATCATTACCTCCTCGGCACGTTTCAAACAAATGTCATAAGGCAACCCCATCCCCTCGGCTTGAGCGAACCCTGCAAGAGCAGCATTATCAATGTTGATTTTATCCGCTTTCTTGAATAAAACCATTGAAGCATCTTTAATTTTATCAATCCAGCCCCTATTCCAAAGTATATCCTGTTCGGGGAGATAGTTCGTAGCTCTTGAAGCTATAGCGGGGAGTTCGGACAATATCTTTTTCCCCTTGACTGAGCCCCTTAATTTAAGCCCTTTTCCAAAACTTCTTAAACCAACCTCATTCAATGATAAGAAGTTCTGTGATAAATTCTTTATAGTCGATGATGGCCTAAAGCCAAGCCATGAAGTGTAGTAGATAGAAGCTAAATTATAAGCTAGTCTATTGGAGACCCCTTGAGTATCTAGCATTGCTGCCATATTCTCCATAAGTTCCTTGGGCTTGCCCTTCAAGTGTTTGGATACTTCTAGCATATCCTTGCCTACACCTTTAAGAGTAGCGTCCATCTGTTGGTCTATACCAGCACGTCTGCCACCATATATCTTGGCAAACTTGTCAATATACTGTTTTGCATTTGGTGTATTTTTTAATCGGGGCTTTAGTAGAGATAATTCCTTCAGAATGGGGTCTCTAAATATTTTCCTTTGAGCATAATTGTCATAAAGCTCAGCGACCCCGACTAAATCTTCTTTGATTCCAGCCTCAAAGCCATATCTCTTTTTAAGGAATGGCATAGGCATCTTTTTAGGGGTAGTCCAATCTAGTAATGCCATAGCCTCGGCGGTCATCTCATTTGGAGTTCTGGCTTCGCTCTCAATAACACGGGTTACATAGTTCTCAAGTCTATTCTCATGTGGAATTTTTAACTTATCTGCTATGTCGTCATAGTATTTGCCTATTTGATTAACAACGTCCTGTTCGTCAGGAGAAAGTTGTTTCATTATTTCCGCATTACCTCTAGCCCGGAATGCTAAGCTTTTATTTTCAGGGGATATTTTCTTTCCTAATTCATTAAACCATTTCTTGTTATCAAAAATCTTTTCACCCTCTCTGACGTATGAGTGCATAGCTCTCTCATAAGTATCATAGAGACCCATTTTCTCAAAGACCCTATGGAATGGTCGGATATTTTCTAGTCCACCAATTTCCCTTATCCCCTTCATTGCACCCTTCCCAACTACACCTGCGCCCTTTGCTAGAGCGCCTACGGCAGCCTCAGCGCCAGCGAACGGAGCGGCGATAGCCTGAGCAGCTTTCCCACTCAACCCTCCTGCCTTACCTGCGGCTTGAAAGACACCTCTTGCACTACCACCGAAGGGAGTCAGGGCAGCACTTCCTAATCTAGCAGCAGCCCCCTTAGCCCCGACTTTAGCAGCAGTTCCACCTAATGCTTTAATACCAACGCCAGCGATACCTGCCCCAGCAATCGTAGCGGGAAGTTCAGCAGCCATCTGAGCCCACCAAGGCATCTCTTCATATTTTTGAGCCATCTGACTTTCACCACCCCAAAGCGCACCCAATGGATTTTTATTCCACTCAACATCCATCTTGGCTTTTTCCTGTGGTGTCATTTGGGCTCTTAAGAAAGGAGCAGCAAAAGGAGTCCCGACAGCCCTAGCAGCAGTCCCGATACCCTCTAGGACGGGCATAGCGGGCTTTAACCAGGACGAACCGAAGGTCTCCCCTTCTTCTTCTTTCCATGGGGTTATAGACGACCACCAGCTAGGCTGGAAAGTAGGAGAAGAAGACTGCCCCTGTGCAAAAGGGGTAGAGTATCTATCTCTTAAATTCATTCGCCATTGTTCTGTAGGACTAAGCATTTATCTCCTAAACCTAACACCCTGGAATCGTCCACTGGGAGGTGCTTTAGACTGTAATCTCCAATTGGTTTCTTCTGGTAAAGCTCCTGTTCTTGCTTGTTCATATCCCTGATATTGTCCCATTGCAGTTGGCCCTATCCTAGCTTGATATTGTCTACTAGGTTCTTTTAGTTGTGTAAGTTGTGATGGGTCATAATAGTCAGGTATTTGTTTATCAACATTAAAGTCATAGTTCAACTGTCCACCAAAATTACCAAACCTAGGACTCTCATTGGGCAGTTGTACGGGAGGTGGAGTAGTCCCCCCATAAACCGTACCGCTTGGACTCGTTCCTTTTACTGGTCTGGTATATCCACTACTCCTGTCAGTTATCGGTGGAGGTCTTACTGCGGGTGGTTGATACCCCATTGTAGTTGGCTGCCTTGCCGCAGGGCTTTGATTAGTAAAGTTTCTAGCGGCGGATGTTTGAGTATTAGAGAACGAACCGCCAGGGAAATTCGGAGGAAGAACTATATCCCCAGGAGGAGGAGTTATCGGAGCAGTTGTTTTATCTGCTGGGTATGTGGGGGGAGGAAGCTGAGAGGGTGGAGGTGTTTGAGTCCCAGGGTAAACTGGATACTCTTCCCCTTTTTGGGTAAGCCACCAATCCCTTGCTAACTTCTCAGCCTGAGCCTGTAAATCATTTAATAGTTGATAGTTTTCTCCCCTTCCCTCGTCATTAGCCAAAAAATCAAACCACTCTTGAGATTTATAATCCCCTCCAGTATATTGGTTACTTAATTCATTCAAGAAGACCGTATATTGCTGATGGATTGCTCTCTCATTTTCGCTTGAATATGATTGTCCACCTGTCTGCTTTTGCCCACCACCAGGAGAGTCAACCCATCCTCTGTCGGCGCCTCTGGGGGTGCTTGTAGGTGTGCTTGTAGGGACTCCTTCACTGGGATAAGTACCTGGAGCAGCATTAGGAGGAATTTGTGTTCCAGTTTCTCCTCCGTAATATTGTTCCCACTCAGGCCCCCAACCATGTACAGGCGCACCAGTTTCCAATTCTGGATAATCACTCAATTGAAGTGGAAGCATCCAGGGTTGAACAGCTGCCTGTTTATCAGTTTCGGCAGCATATTGCAACCAAGATGCAGGGTGGGTGAGCATCTCCGCTTCCCGTTGTTTCTGCGATTGCTCAAGCTGGGCTTGTTTCCAAGCCGCATCCATCTGTAAACCCTGAGATTGTAAATCTAATGCCCTTTGCTGAAGGTCTATTTGTGATTGTTCATATTCACTTACTCCGCCAGGTAACTCACCTGGGGTTAGTTCCCATTGCCCTGTACTGGGATTGTAGTCCCAAATATACCCAGAAGGGGGAGCCTCGGTGGGCATAGTGGGCATTGTGTATGGGGCTTGCTCCCCAGAATAAACTGGTATGTAGGTATTTGACTCTGAATCATACTGCCAGACATAACCTGAAGGTGGAGAGTCTGTCGGGAATGGAGGCATATCCTTGTCTTCTGGAGAGACTGGAATCATCTGTCCTGTGTCTGGGTTTTGATAAAACAGATTCCCTTCCCCATCTTTCAGATAACCAGTATCTTCATCAATTGAATACCCTTCAGGGGTTGTAATGTCTGGTTTCTCAGTTTTACCTATAAGTTTACGGCTGGTTTCCTCTCCGTCAGCATTATAACCAACCTCATAATCATACCCTCCCTCGGAAACAATCTCTACACTAGAAGGGAACTCATCTGGGTCAGAAAATTCCCCAGTAGGAATATCGTCATATCCATCCATCGGTTTCCCCGTATCAGGGTCGTAGGCACGAATGATGAATTCGCCAGTTTGCGGGTCAACAATCCTTTGCCAGTTTGGAGTTACCTCCTCATCTTCCCCCGTTTGCCACGTCATATCTCCAAATTGACCTTGGAATACTTCTTTCCCATCTTCAAGTGTCCAGATACCAGTATTGCTATCCTGTGATGCGTGACTTTGAAGATACTCCCCTCCGTCTTCGGTAGAAAGCCAAGCCAGTAACTTAGTTCCATAATGTTCTTTTATAAGGGTATATTTAGCAAGTGGGCTAAGGGCAGGGTTGGCGATAAGCTCTTTATATTTTGGTAATTCATATTCGGGAGTAGTTGCCCCACCTCCAGGTACGTCAATGCCAGCGGGGCTGGTTTCATTAACCCATTCTGACCAATATCCACTTAGAATCTCCTGACTTAAGCTAAGTATGCTGGTAACGCCATATTTGTCTTTTAGCCATTGCTTGAAATCATCCGTTGTATCTGACATACTAGCCCTCCATCAGTCTTGTAATTTTCTGGGTTTCAAAGAGTTTATCTATCTCTTTCCCACTGATAAACTTTTCTAACGGTTCAATATCATAGACATATACTTGTTTCAGAGCGGAAATATCTTCTGGTGTCCACTCTGCATAAGGTTTGCCTATTATATCTTCAGGGTTGCCAATATCTGCTATCGGGTCTATGAGTTCCTTTTTGACCTTCTCAAATATTTCACCCACGATGCTAATTTCATCTTTTATGGTTTCTTGTATATTATACATGGCGGGCTCCGCCAGCAGATTTAATTTGTAATTGCAGCAACCTAATCCACTTTCTCTGTTCTTCTACTTTCTTTTCTAAGCAACCGATTCTATTTTCAAGTAATGTTATTTGGGTATGTCTATCATCGCTAACCAACTGTAAGTTCTCTAGACTATTATCAGTTTTAATATGGTTTTTATGATGGACTATTTCCCATCTGTGCAGATTTCTACCGAGATGCTTCGCCATTATAAGGCGGTGTATCCTAACATAACCTCGCCCATCAGCCATTGGTAAAAAGAAATCATCGGGATATATTTTGATAAGTTTATAACCATCCTTATCTGTTATCTTATAACCCTTTTCCCTACAGGAATATTTCAAGCCACAACCAGGGCATCTTTCCCTCCTAACTCTACCGTTCCCGTAAATCTGCACCCAGCGAAGTTTTCCACAATCTTTGCAGGGCAACCAAGAAAAGTTAGCATCATGCCATTTTCCTATTTCTCTACCCTTGACAATTGTTCCTATTTCAATTTGCATCAATGTCTACTCCCACCGCCACCCATTCCTTGCCCTGGATTCAAAGGGCTTGTTTGCCCCTGTCTTTGCTGTGCTATTTGTTGAGGAGAACCCTGAGTGGGACGTGCTTGTGGAATCCCAGTAGTCATTCCCCCCATCTGTTGCTGTTGCGGTTGTTTTCCAGAACGCATTTGGTTAGCTGCCTCTTGCTGGGCTACTGCCATCCCTGCCGCATCTACCGCGTTCTGTACGAAGGTCGGAGTTATAGCATCTCTTATCTGAGACCTGAGTTCTTCCTCTTCCATCGCTATCGGGTCAACATTGCTCAATTTCCTTCTAGCTGAACGCCTCGTTTCAAGTCCAGTCTGAAGGTTCATTCTCAGGTTATCTTCTTTTCTATATTCATACTCTTCGTTAATAGGAGCAAACTCTACTTCACAATTAAAGGGTTCTTCAAGTTTGTCCTTTTTAATAACAACATCCCATTCATCTCCAGGAACTTGTGACCACATACGAACATTCCCAGGTATCACGTTCTTAAATAACTTAATACAATTTGTAAGAACTCTCGCTGTCCCGTGTCTAAAGGCAGGGATGGAATGAGCAAATCTTAAACTTGCTTCAGACATTATCAGCCGTCTATCTGCTCCAGACCTAACCCCTGATTCTCCCATTCCTCTTGAAGAAGGTGGTGCAGCGTGGGAAGATATATAGTCGGCTGTTATCCCTAACCATGTTCTAAGAGCATCAGGCGGAACATCAGGGGAATGTTTCTCTATCTTGGTATCTGGGCCAAGATACTTAAATTCACCATACTTGAAAGGAAGTTCCTCTAACGCCCTCGCTTCCTCTCCACCTGTTATTGTAGTATAGGGCCAAGCTCCACTTTTCAAAATATATTCGGCAATAGAGTAAGCACGGGATTCAGCAATAAGAATATCCTTCATATATCTTATCCCCCCGACATACCTCATTAAAAAGTCCCCATCTATTGAGAGATTTCCAAGTCCAGATTCAATAGGAACATAAGGAAGAAAACCATATTTATGTTTAACTAATCCACCCTTAACCTTAAATATAGGTTCATTGTCAATGAGAAGGCATCTCCACTCGCCATCCCACCATTCTACCCAATCTACTTTATCCTCTGGTTGCCTATCCATCGGGTTAGACCATTTCTTAAAATGATTCATTACACCGAAGCAAGCCTTTTCGTGGGTCTCAATAAAGTATTCAGGTTTTATGTGATGAGGGTCTTGCCGAATATTGGCAGGATGTATAGCACTTATGCTTACAGGAAAGATTTTCTCTGTTTTCCCTTCCCACTTTTCTATAGTCTTAGCATAGGTTTCATCCGATTGGTCTTTTTGGATTGGCTTATCGGGCCATAAATCAGCGTTCCAAACTGTCTTGAAAACAGTCATCCCGTGAAGGGCATAATGCTTTGCCCCACGCCTCCATTCAGAGATAGCAGCCTCTACGTTGGTTCTATACATAGCTCCCATATAGAACTTGCGCTTCATCTCTGCCTCTTCCAATCCTATCTCTGTAGTGGCAGACTTATTGACTCTTATTCTTGCATTTGTAACATCAATATGGTCAACATTAGCATCAATCATATCCCTTGCTGTAGGAAGGCAAATCCCCACAGCAGGGAAGTTTTCAGGAAGCTGAAGGTCGGGAAGAAAGTCCAACTCATAAAATCGCTGGTCTTCCCTAAATTCATTGATAAGACTAGCGTAACATTTGTCGCAATAATCCTTTTCTTGTAAAATCTCTAAAACGGTTGGTTTGTCCATTCTTTCCTCCGAAACGTAATGTTTGCCTTACTGGTGCTTCAACAGTTGAGGTAGAAATTTTATCCTTATTGAACCAAGCTATTGCCAAAGCCATAGCGCAGTCATCATTCCCACCAGATACGGCTTCTATCCTACCGTTCTTTTCAACATTCCTTATCAAGTCGTTAAACTGTTTGACGACCTTTTCATTGTATACTATAATTTGCCTGTTATTGACCGCAGGAAGGAAATGGTTAAGAACCTTATCCCTACTATTATCCCCTTGTCCAGAGGTATGCCATCCAGGTTGCTTTTTATTCTTTTTTGTATCATCCGAGTAGAGCCATCTTGTATACCCTGCTCTTTGCATCGTAAGAATAACTGTATGCCCAATATCATTATCCTCTGGTAAACAAAGTGGATTCCTATAAAGTTGTAACAATTTAAGGAAATGTTCTGCAAATATTTCGGGCTTCAAGTCATTCCGAAGAATATCTGCAACAACTTCACCAGTTACCACATCTAAGATAGCAGCATAGGTATAGTCCTTCCCAACCCCGTGTGATATATCAGCAGTAGCTATATAATAATGCCCCAACTGGAAAGGTTGGAAGATGTTTGTAATATTATAATCTATAGACGTATCGGGCAATTTCTTGGGGTTAATGGTTTCAAGAGCCATCTCCTCAAGAGCTTCTCTGTCAAACGCAGCCGCCGTTCCGCCTACTCGCAAGGCTTCCTCTATAGAACGGGGATAACTCTGCTCCATATAGCGGTCTGCCCCAAGTTCGCTACCCCGATGCCTTGCCCTTTCGTCCTCATACCATTTTTCATCCCTTCCAGGTCTTACCCAATAGGGGTCAAACAATGGAGTAAAATCATTCTTTTTCTCAAGAGCAAGCCTGAAGGTTTCAGTAGCTAAAGGATTCAGCTTTGTCTTATCCCTTGTAAAGATGCCTATAAACTGTCCCCCTGAAGAATCTATGCAAGGCTTTGCGTTAGTCATACTATCCCTTGCGTATGGATGGTATTCCCACTCATCGCAGATAATCATTGAGGCAGTCATTCCTATACCAGCTTCACCAGTTGCAGGCATAGCACGAATACCAGAATTCATTGTAGGGAAAGTAATTTCACCCTTAGAACATTGTCCATACGTCTCCTTAAGAAAAAGGGGGAGATGGTCGTGGATAAACTTACACTTCCCAAGTAAGTAGAACGCCTCTGTCTCTCCGTGAGAAAACATATATATAGCAGCGCTTCTCTTGAATAGAGCAAACCATAGTGCATAAGCCGCTATTAACCACGAAGCTCCTATCTGCCGTGACTTTAGCCATACTATAAGTCTGTCATTCAAAAGAGCCTTTATAGCCTTGTCAAGATGCGGCCATAACTCAAAAGGAATAATCCCGCTCCCATTGGGGTTTCCTATTGATGGGACATCATCTATCTTGGCAAATTTGAGAAAATAACGAAATGACTGGCTACAAAGATGAATTTCCCCTGCTATATGCTCCTTATCTATTTGTTCTTGTGTAATATCCAATTAGGGGC